GTGGGGTCTAGCACAACTTATGTGGACATTGTCAAACAAGTCAACAATTTGTCTTATAAAATCTGCACCGGCACCTGCAATAATTTTTAATATGATACACGAGAACAAGGTAACAACATTGTGCATTGGGCCATACGTACTTGATTCTATGTGTAAAAGGAAAGATAGAAAATTACCCAGTAATCTTAAAATCATAAGTTCCGGAGAATATCTCACAGAACAACTAAGAAAAAAAATAAAAGAAATATTTGGACTGAAAGTCTTTGACGGATACGGCACATCGGAAATTTGGTCTGCTATATCAATACAGCAAGATGATGTGAGCTTTGATAATATGGGTAGTGTGATAGGTGGCATAGAATACAAGATAATAAACGAGAGAGGAAAAGCATGTTTAGACGGGGAACCTGGAGAACTTCACGTGAGTCATCCTGCCCAGGCATTGATGTACTGGAAGGATCAGAAAGCCAGCAATGAAACTTACATAGGACGTTGGGTCAAGACCGGAGACATCGTGATAGAGAAAGAAGGAAAACTAATCTTTAAAGGACGTAAAGATGATGTTTTTAAAATAAAAGGAATATTCGTATCACCTTTAGATATAGAAAAAACAATATTAGAACACAGATATGTAGAAAATTGTGTAGTAGCATTAGAAGAAAATTCTTCCGTGGAAAATTTAATCGCTTATATTAAGTTTACGGAAAAACACAACGACAATATAGCACAATTAAGGAAGTTTTTAAAAACTAGAATTACCACAGAAAGAATACCAAAACACATAATTGAGGTGTTTGAATTGCCTAGAACTGTAAACAACAAGATCAAGCGGAAGTATTTCGTAGAAAATAGTAGACTTAAAAACAAAAATAAGGTATAATAAAGTTATGAAGGTAAAAAAAACAGCAAAGACAACAATAAAGAAAAAGAACAAGAAAGGTTCTAAGAAAAGCGAAGAGCCAGAGGTTAAAGTTCTTAATCTTAATGTGAATCCTGAGAATCCTAGAAATGGTTTCTTTGAGCTAGACTGGAATCCGGAGTTTGTAAACATGTTGAAACAATCTGGATATCAAGGTGAGAGCGAAGAAGAGATCGTTGACAAATGGTTCCAGACTCTATGTCAGACCATCGGCAATGAACAAGGCTTAGATGTTAATGCTTCGGGTCATGTGAAAATGACTAGGAGAGATGACGGCAAGACCGAGGTCTCTTAATGACTCACATACTCGTTGACACAGCAAACACATTCTTTAGAGCAAGACATGTTGTAAGAGGAGATGCATCTGAGAAGATAGGCATGGCCATACACATCATGTTCGCTTCAGTCAAGAAAGCATGGCAGGACTTTGACGGTTCCCATGTGGTGTTCTGCCTGGAAGGTAGATCATGGCGTAAGGATCATTACGCACCCTACAAGAGGAACAGGAAAGAACTTGTTGAAGCAATGAGTGAGAAAGAGAAAGAAGAGAACGATGTGTTCTGGGAGTGCTACGACGACTTCACAGACTTCATTAGAACTAAAACTAACGTCACAGTATTACAAAATAAAAGAGTAGAAGCAGACGATCTTATTGCACGTTGGATAGACAAACATCCTGATCAGAAACATGTTATAATAAGCACAGATAAAGATTTGAATCAGTTGATAACACCCAAGGTCAAGCAGTACAACGGTGTTAGCGAAGTTACAATGACCCATGAGGGATGGTTTGAGAGAAATGGTGATCCAGTTATAGACAAGAAATTGAAAGCGCCTAAACCTGCACCAGATGTAGAATGGCTTATATTTGAGAAGAGCATGAGAGGTGACCCATCAGACAATATATTTTCAGCATACCCAGGTGTGCGTACGAAAGGCACAAAGAACAAGATAGGATTACGAGAAGCATACGCAGACAGGAAAGAAAAAGGATACACATGGAACAACCTAATGTTATCCAAATGGATGGACCATGAAGGGAACGAACACAGGGTCATGGACGACTACGAGAGGAACAGATTCCTAGTGGATCTACATGCACAGCCCGAAGCAATAGTGGAAGAGATGGATCAAACGATTGCACAGGCCATGGCGGAGAACAAGGCGATAGATCAAGTTGGAGTCAGATTCATGAGGTTCTGTGGCAAGTATGATTTAAATAGAATTAGTGAGCAGGCACAACTGTATGTTGAGCCTTTTAATGCGAGGTTAGGATCATGACAGTAAGAGCAAAGACGTTGGTCAAGGACAAGTTCTGGATAGTCGAGCAGAACGGACAAAAACTAGGCACCCTACAGAAACAACAAGACAACGGATGGATATTCCTAAGCAAGGCTGACCACAGACAAGTGTTCCACACACAGGAGAGCCTGTTCCAGAAGTTTGGATTTGGCATGTTCGATGAAGCAAACATAAAAAAATTAGAGGACGAAGTACAGACAGACAACTTCGATGTGCATGGATTTCCATGTAGCCAACATCCATACAACCCGATGTTCGATGTGAAGAATCAACTGCCGGTGTACACCAAGACTCCCAAGAGCAAGAGCCAGTTCTGTGCAGGATACTACATAATTTGTTTTGAAAAAGGTTGGAGGAAAGCATACTGTCCAAAGATGATCACACTCTCAAGATACGAGTACAAAGGACCGATCAAGTCCAAACTAGAAATGCAACAGGTATTAAATGACGCAGTCAAGCAATTCCAAGATACAAACTAGACCAATAGAGGATCTCATAGGCAGGATCAGGACACTGCGACAGCAGGGTCAGAAACAAATCATAATCCCAGCCAAAGAAGCTGACCAATTAGCGGATTCCCTGATGCAGGTCATGACAAGAATGGTCACAATCCAGGAGGAAATCATTGAAGCTCTAAAAGTTGCTCAACAGGCTTCAACGGTAAGCATCGAGATGGACGGTGGCGACTTCACTAAAGGTAAGTAGCATCTTCACGATACATTTTTTGGTAAATATAGTTATAAACTATGAGCAGACCAAAACCTACAGTTATACTTCAAAGTTCCAACAAGACTACGTTCAAGTTGGACGAAGTCCTTGCGGCAGAGGGCATATGGGCAGTTTTCTATGATGGTAAACCCATCAACCTAAAGAGCTCAAGTTTGGTGGCCAACTACCCTGGACCAAAGTACAAAAAAGTATCTTTCTCAAACCCGGGACATGCAGAGAACCTGGCAAAGAAACTGAACGCACAACACAACACAGACAAGTTTGGTGTTTACATTTTAAAAACCGGCGACAAATTCACTAGATAATTAATTGTATGGATCGAAAGACAGCATACACCCGTACCTTCCTCATGCTCAAAGATGAGACCATACATGACGAGAGCATTAAAACCGCCTACTTTACATGGTGGCAGAATGTGAGGGAGAACTACGAATCCAGGTCCCTGAGATTGACCAAACCGGGCTTCCAAATAATAGAAGAACTGGATATAAAGACCTATATCATTAAATTCCCCCAGAAGATCATATTCACACCCCAAACATATCTGTGGTTGGACGAGTTTGTTGACTGCCCGTACTTCGTGGATAAGTCAAAGATCATAGTTACCATGGAAAAAATGGCATTACAGCTGATGTTATTTGCCGGAGATGTGACAAAATACGGTCTAGCACGGGCAATGAGCAAGGCCGAGGACCAAGAAAACCATTAAAATAGCGACTTCTACACGGTTGACGCATAACACAATCCTGCTATAATGATACTATAAACATTTTAACAGGAGTGTACAAAATGGCGAGAACACACAAAAACAAAGAGGCGGCAATAGGCAGTCAAAACAGAACAGTTGGTCCAAACGAGGCCAAGTCAGCACTAACACATTGTATCAAATTACAGAGACCCATAATGATGTGGGGAGCACCAGGTATTGGTAAGTCAGACATCGTTAAACAGATTGCAGATGCACAGAAAAGAGAAGTTGTCGACATCAGACTTCCTTTATGGGAACCTACAGACATCAAAGGTATTCCATATTACAATGCAAAAGAGAACAACATGGTTTGGGCGAGTCCGGCAGAACTGCCGACTGACCCCGAGTCAACTTCAATTGTATTCTTAGACGAGTTAAACTCGGCGGCACCGGCTGTACAGGCGGCGGCTTATCAACTTATCCTAAACAGAAGAGTAGGACAGTATCATTTACCCAAAGGCGTTTCAATTGTAGCGGCAGGTAATAGAGATTCGGACAAAGGTGTCACTTACAGAATGCCGGCCCCGTTGGCAAACAGATTTGTTCACATTGAATTGAGAGTGGACTTTGATGACTGGATGGAATGGGCGACCAATCAACACATCCACGCAGACGTTGTAGGTTACTGCACATTCGCAAAACAAGATTTATATGATTTTGATCCTAGAGGTAGCTCTAGATCATTCGCAACTCCAAGATCATGGAGTTTCGTTTCCCAACTTCTATCAGATGACCTGCCAGAAAGTACGCTCACTGACCTCGTTGCAGGTTGTGTAGGAGAAGGGCTGGCTGTTAAGTTTATGAATCATCGTAAAATTAGCGGTCAGTTACCAAACCCATCTGATATATTGAGCGGTAAGGTAAAAGACCTTAAGAGTAAAGAGATATCAGCGATGTACTCTTTAACAGTTTCTTTGTGTTATGAACTACAACAGGCACACGAGAAGAAAGACAAGACATGGAATGAACAAGCAGACA